AGCAGGGACAGTATGTGTTTACATGCAAGCAGTTGACACAACTGGTGGAACTAACACTCTAACTTTTGATGCAGCTGGAACAGACGTTTGGGCTACTGGTTCAGTTATTGAATCAAGATCAGGCGGAGAAGCAGATGTTGATATTTCTACAGCAGGTGAAACTCAATTAGTTTTTACAGCAGCTAACGCAACAACAAACTTGTTAACTGTTGGTGGACAAATTGCTTTCATTTGTTATGAAACAGGCACTTGGCATATTGCATCATCATTAGCGAGAGAAACAACTCAAACTACTGGTGCATTTGCATTTGCAGCGTAATAAATAATTAGTGTGGGGCTTCGGCCCCACATAAATTTTAAGGAGAACAAATGGCAACAGACATAAAAGCAAAAAGATTTACTGATGGCACAGCAGCCGCTGCGACTACTATCGCTGCAGCTCAAACTTTAGGAGGAGCCGGTAATATGACTCTTGCAGGTACAGCCGCAACTTTTGGTGGCACTAACTTGGGTCAAAAAATTACTTTGGTTTCAACTGGTAATATTTCTGCTGTTACTTTTACAATTACTGGAACTGATCCAACAGGTGCTTCACAAACTGAAGATCTAACAGGTCCAAATAATAGCACAGTAACATCAACAAAATATTTCAATACAGTTACTCAAATTGCAGCTTCAGGAGCGGTAGGAACTAATACTTCTTCAGGCGTTGCAGCTGATCAAGGTGGAACATTATTTGCTGGAAGAACTAGAGTTAGAGGAATGCATGCAGTAAATGCTGGTGCAGGCACTATATTTTTTAATAACTCAAGCATTGATGGGTCAGAAATTTTAGGTGTCCCTGTAGATGCAGGAGACTTAGATCCATACATTCCAGATGATGGAATGGTTTTTGATTCAGGTGCTTTCATAAAAGTAAATGTTGGAGTAATTACAGGTTTAACAGTATTCTTTGACGGCTAGGAGGCTAAATGGCTAACACTACCTCTGGAACTACAACTTTCGATAAGACGTTTGCTATTGATGAAATAATAGAAGATGCTTTCGAACGTATTGGATTAAATTCTGTAGCAGGGTATCAATTAAAATCTGCAAGAAGATCTCTTAATATTCTATTTCAAGAATGGGGTAATAGAGGTATTCATTATTGGGAAATAGGAGAACTTGATCTTGATTTAGTAGAAGGACAAGCAGAGTATAAATTTTTTAGATCAAGTGATGATGGCACAAGTGCTACATCCAATCCAAATGGTATCTATGGAATATCCGATGTCCTTGAAGCACAATTAAGAAATAATAGAACTCAAACAACTCAATCAGATAGTCCAATGACAAAAGTAGATAGGTCTACTTATGCAGGTTTTTCTAATAAATTATCTAAAGGAACACCTAATCAATATTGGGTCCAAAGATTTATAGATCATGTAAGTATTAGTATTTATCCAACACCAGATGCAACTAATGCTTCTAAAGATATGCATTTTTATTACATAAAAAGAATTCAAGATGTAGGAGATTATACAAATGCAACAGATGTACCTTTTAGATTTGTGCCTTGTATGGTTGCTGGTTTAGCTTTTTATCTTTCACAAAAATATCAACCACAATTAGTACAACAAATGAAATTATACTATGAAGATGAACTTGCAAGAGCATTGCAAGAGGACGGTTCTGCTTCTAGTACATATATTACACCAAAAGCTTATTACCCAGGAACATAATGTCTAGATACGCAACAGGTAAATATGCAAAAGCAATATCAGATAGATCAGGTATGGAGTTTCCATATAGAGAAATGGTTAGAGAATGGAATGGTGCATTTGTTCATTTCACAGAATTTGAACCAAAACAACCACAGTTAGAACCAAAACCAAATGGAGCTGATGGCGTTGCATTATTAAATACAAGAACTGATAGAAATGAACCACCAACTGCAATTCTTTTACCAAAAAATCCTTTTACAATTACAAATGGAAGTGCAACTTTAACTGTAAGTTTACTTAATCATACTTTAGAAGTTGGAGATTTTGTTTTATTTTATAATCCAGCTAGTAATGATCCTACACAAAGTTTTAATTTAGGGTCAAATCTTTTTCCAATATTTGCAACAGCTGATGCAATTACAGCTTCAGCGACTACAGCTACGTTTGATAGTAATACTAATTTTTCTGCAACAGGTTTTTATTTTGTACAAAGCGCAACTTCTCCAAGTTCAACAAACCCTAATTATGTTCCTGTAATTCAAAGAGAAGTTATACAATATACAGGTAAATCTGGGGGACAAACTTTAACAGGTTTAACAAGAGGCACTAATGCACCTTTTAGAGGAGAGACACCTAATAGCACAGAAGCTACAGCACACGCTGGAGCCTTAGTTTTTCCAGGTTTGGAGATACAATCTGTAACTACAAGAACTGAACAAACTGGAGCTATGCCAGCTACAAAAACAGTTAATACAGGGTTCACTGTTACCTTGCCTTATAACGCAGTTGGTAATATAACAGGTGGTGGAGAAAACATTTATGTTAGTCCGATGATAAGAGGTATATTATGATAAGTTATATTTGGAATAAAATTAAAAATATATTTAGATCTGAAAAACAAGATCCACATCTTGTTATGTATGAAGAAGTAAAACCTAAACCAGATCCTTGTAGTAAACATATATACTACAGAAAAAGCTGTCCAGTTTGTAGAGAGTTAAGACAAGCAGGAGTTATTTAATGGCTGGATTAAGTGCATCAGGATTAAAAACACAAATAAAAAGTTATACTGAAACAGATTCTAATGTTTTAACAGATGCTGTTTTAGAAAATATTATTTTAAATGCACAATACAGGATTTTTAGAGATGTGCCTATTGATGCAGACAGAAAACAACAATTAGGTAATTTTGTTGCTGGACAAGAATCTATTAACGCGCCAGCAGGATGTTTGTTTATTAGAGGTATACAAGTGTATGACACAAATGGATCAGCTATTACAGGAGCTAGCAGATGGTTAGAAAAAAAAGATATGTCCTATCTTCAAGAATATCAAGACGTAACAGGAACATCAGCAGCTCAAGGTCAACCTAAATATTATGCTATGTTTGGTGGCGCAACTGGAGAATCTGATACTACATCAGGGAGAATATTTTTATCTCCAACACCAAATACGACGTATAGATTTAGAGTTCATTTTAACAAAATGCCTGATCTTTTAGAAAATAATGACACTAATTATATTAGTCTTAATTTTCCAAATGGGCTATTATATTGCTGTCTATCAGAAGCATATGGATATTTAAAAGGTCCAATAGATATGTTGACACTTTACGAAAATAAATATAAACAAGAAGTACAAAAGTTTGCTAACGAGCAAGTTGGTAGAAGACGAAGAGATGACTACACAGATGGCGCTATTCGTATTCCAATAACTTCAGCAAACCCATAGGAGAATAAATTATGGCAATTACATCAGCAATATGTTCAAGTTTTAAACAAGAACTTTTACAAGGTAAGCATAACTTTGCTTCATCAGGTGGACATACTTTTAAATTAGCTTTATTTACTAGCTCTGCGTCTTTAGGTGCGGCTACAACAGACTATTCAACTTCAAACGAAATTACAAATACATCAGGAACTGCATACACTGCAGGAGGAGCAACTCTTACAAGAACAGGAGTTGGTTTAACTGGCACAACTGCGTTTACAGATTTTGGTGACGTAACTTATACATCTGCATCTTTCACAGCAAACGGTGCAATGATTTATAACACTACAACAGCTGGTGGATCAGGAACAACTGATGCAGTTGCAATCATAGCTTTTGGTGGTGACAAAACAGCAAGTAACGGAACTTTTAAAATTGAGTTTCCTACAAACGACGCGACAGCAGCAATAATCAGATTAGCGTAGGAGGTCGACCATGTCGACTACTTCAGGATGGGGCCGGTTAACCTGGGATCAGGCTAATTGGAATGAATCTACAACTTTTAAAACAGGTTGGGGTGCTCAACAATGGAGTGGTGATGGTGGTTGGGGAGATCTTTCTGATCAAACCGTTTCTGTTTCTTTAACAGGTATACAAATTACATCTAGCATTGGTTCAGTTGATGTACCAGATCAAGTAATAACACCTACAAGTTTTGAAATTACATCTTCACAAGGTGAAGCTTTTGTTCCTGTTACAATAGACGATACATTATCTATTACATCTTCTGTTGGTTCAGTGTCCGTGGTTGACATGCAAGTTGGGTTGACCGGTCAAGAAGCAACATTTGCTACTGACAATGTAACAGTCAATGACATGACCATTGGATTAACTGGTCTAGATATGACTTTAAGTCAAGGAACGGCAAAAGCACCAAATGAAACTGCAATTCTTTCTGGTGTATCAGCAACATTTAGCTTAGGAACCGCAACAGGTATTTCATCTCAAGAAGCACAATTAACAGGCATAGAATTTACAGCTAGTCTTGGAACTGTGATAATACCAAATGACGTAGTTCAACCTTCTGGATTAGAAGCTACATTTACTCAAGGATCTATCATAGGATTAGGTGGTGCATTAGTACAGCCAACAGCCTTAACTATGACAACTAGTGTGGGATCACTAACAGTAGAGGAAGGTTTAGGATTAACTGGTCAATCATTTAGTGCTAGTGTTGGGTCTATTTCACTAACGGATATGCAAGTAGGATTGACAGGACAGTCCGCATCGTTTAATATTGGGGCTGTAGATATATTTGCTTATGGAGATGTTGACCCTGGTTCAAATATATCGTATACTAATGTTTCAACAGGCTCGAATGACACTTATTCAGA